TCATTACTAAAAACGCCTAATTGGCGGAGGTTCTTTACTATGACTAAATTAGTAGTAGATGAGCTCGAAACGGGCTCAGTCACCGCCGAAATTAAAATTAAGGGCAGTGGGTTTACTCGCGTTTTAGAGGACGGCAGTGAAATAGCAGCCGCAGAAAACGAGTTAAGTAGAATTTTTAAAATGCCAACAACTGCCACTGGGCAGCAGACTTATTCGGCCGGCACGTATTCTTGGATTTGCCCTGCTGATTGTTACGACGTAAGTGTTGTTGCTATTGGCGGCGGCGGTGCTGGGCAAGATAACTGGGCTAACCCCGCTGGTGGCGGTGCGGGTCTTGGCTGGAAAAACGAGATCCCCGTAATTCCAGGAGAATCTTACACCGTAGTCGCCGGCTACGGCGGAGTTTCCACTACCTCCAGTGGCGCTGCCCAACTGAAGGGCGGCGATTCCTATTTCATAGACGAAAATACTGTGTGTGGTAGAGGCGGCGGGAACGCAAGCGGTAGCGCTAGTAATGCAGATGGACCAAACAATAATGGCACTACTGGCGGTGGGTATACCGGCGATGGCGGCGGTGCTGGTGGCCACGCTAGCAACTATCAAGGCGGAGGCGGCGCTGGCGGATATCAATATCGAGGCGGTAACGGATACGAACAAAATTTTCCCAATTACGGAAACGATGGTGCTGGTGCTGGCGGGGGAGGTTATTACTCATCCACCTATGGAACCGGAGCTGGCGGCGGTACAGGGTTAAACGGCAAAGGCCCACTTAATGGTGGTCAACCTGCTTACAACCCTTGGCAGGGTTACACCACCTCGCTGTCTAGCGGTGCTGGTGGATCTGGTCGCGCTGGTGGCAGCAACGGTTATTACGGAGAGAACCCGTGGTCAGGTACTGCGCAAGATTCGAGCAATATTGTAGGCGGCGCTCATGGCGGCGGCGGCGGTGGTCCAGGAACTTCTTGGCCAAGCGCATCAGGTAACGGCGGCAGTGGCGGCGTCAGAATTATCTGGGGTCCAAACAATTCACGCTCGTACCCCGCGAACGCTACATAAGGAATTACTTAAATGCAGAAATATTACTTAGCTATGAATGGGGACGGCGATCCGACTAGTAGTCCAATCGCGCGCGACAATTTGGCTGTCGCTATTGGTGACATGACCGACGAAGAGTTCGCCGCGATAGGTTATCAAGTAGTCGTGAACAACCCCCCGACTGTTGAGGCGGGGCAGAGAGCGGAACTTAATGGCTACGCGAAAAATGATGACGGTGCTTGGGCTTGGAATTATGAGGTCGTTACTCTTGATCAGTTTTACCTGACTAACATCTACATTCGGCATCAGCGCGATATGTTATTACGTGACACAGATTGGTCTGTGTTACCTGACTGTCCTTTGTCGGATGAGGACAAAGCTGCCTACACAGTTTATCGTCGGGCACTTAGGGATCTGCCGGCCGCTTACCCAGAGGTAAAAAGCCCCGAAGACGTTACTTGGCCAGAAGTACCTAATGCTCCTACGGAGGCTGATGTCCCTGAATGAGAACATCTTATCGATGGCTAGATGGGGTTCTCACGGATGAGGAATGTGAAGAAATCATTCGTTTCGGAACTGCAAATTTACAGCAAGGTAATTATCAAACGGGACAATCGGTTTATAAATTTTTCCCGTGGGCAAAGCGAAAGGGCCAAGTTAGTTGGGTTGCTGAAGGCAGTGAACTTGACCCTTTAATGCAGCGACTAGTGGGTAACCTGTTTGATGTAGCAAAAGGCCATTATTTCCTCGACCTCAACTACGTGGAACCAATTCAGTTTTCGCACTACCACAAGTTAGCGCATTACGGTTGGCACGTTGATTCAAGTACTAATGGTATTGCGGCAAGTCGATTAATCAGCGCAACAGTGGAGTTGTCTGATCCAGATGACCACATGGGGGGGAATCTCAAGCTACGGGTAGCAAGCAAGAATTGCGGCGTAGAGAAGAAAAGAGGGCGTATGGTTATTTTCCCGTCCATATTCCCGCATAAAGTAACTCCGGTTTTAGCGGGTACTAGGCACTCGTTAGTTTTATGGGCTCATATAAAGGAGCCAATGGACAGCCAGTTTGCAAAAGGTAACGGTGCATGACGTTACGAGATTACATAAAACCAATACATGATAGGGCAGAGCACCACCCTCTGGCGCAGAGTATGGTTAATGGGACCATTAGTGCTGCTGCCTATGCAGATCTGCTAGCGAACCTTTTACTCGCTTATGGCGATGTAGAGAGCAAAGCGCGGCGGGTTGGCTGGATAAAGCAGTTGGGCGGTATTAGTCGCTTTTCGCGGATGCTAGAAGATTTAGTGGAACTTACGTCTGAGCATAATCTAGAGACGACAATTTATCATGACTTTATTGCCGAGTATTGTGATCGAGTATGGCATCAGTCCAAGGCAGCAACGCTTGCTCATATATATGTCCACTATATGGGGGATATGTTTGGTGGACAAATGCTAAAGGACAAGCTCCCAGGAAAGTGTCGCCGGTATGAATTTGATGGCCGAAAAGATTTGATTGCAAAGATTCGAGATAACTTAAAACACGACGAAGCTGAAATGCAAGAAGCAGTTGCGGCCTTTAACTTTGTAATAGGTTTATATGACCACATCGCCAAGAAGCACAATATTCACTAAGCTTGATTCCCTGCGGGATTGGCTTGTAGCTACATTAGACGCTTACGAGATATACGACGAGGGCCATGAATACCCGTGGGCAAACTATCTTTGGCGCTCTAAGACTTTTCGCCGCGCTCATCTTGACGTTGTAGACGCAAGCGAAACCAAGAAGCTGTATATGATGCACCTGACGGTGTTCCCACATACAAACGACGGGTCGCCCGTATTTGGGTTTGATCTAATTGCCGGACCCAAGAAAGTAACAGGTGCATTTCATGATTTTAGTCCGATAGACAAGAATCATGAAATGCTCTTGGAGTTTGAAGACCAAGCCACTGAATACAGCTGGTCTAAAGAGAGAGAGCTGCCCGAATGGGCGAGGAATATATTCAGTAGCAATATGGTCGCAGCGGGTTTTATCACCGATGTGGAAGAGCTCGATAAAGTAATTAAGTTGGTACGTAACAATCTTGAGTACTACTTAGAAAACGTCGGGGGTCGCGCTGAAGTAGATTTTACTGGCGCCCAGAACAAATATTGTTACTGGCAGAAGCAGAATCCCCACACACCGAAAGTCATGGCCGCGCTTGGATACCAAGAAAAGGTAGTTCACAGATTTATTCAGGACTGTTTGTTTCCTGAAATATAAGCGGTGTTCACATGATTGAAATTGTCGCAGCAGTATCCGCAGCAAGCAGGGCATTTAGCTACATCCAACAGGCTGTAAATAAGGGCCATGAAATTAACGACCTAGCTCAGAAGTTTGGCGCGTTCTTTGATGCGAAGGATAAGATTTCAGAAGCGGAAGCTAATGTTGAAAACGCATCTGCAATGTCTAAGTTATTTGATAAAAGCTCAGTAGAGTCAGCAGCCCTTCAGATAACAATGGCAAAACAAAAGACGCAACAGATGGAAAAACAGCTGAGGGAGATTATCACCTATACAGTAGGGCAAGAAGTCTACGTGGACATGATGCGGACTAGGGCACGTATCCGCAAGCAAAGATTAGAAGCAGTTAGAGCTAAGGCTGCAAGGCGACGTTTAATCATTGACGGTATTGGTTTTGCAATTATTGGGACGGTGTTGTTTGCCTGTCTTTTTGCGGTTCTCGCAGCCGTAATTACTAGATAGTTTTAGGAGGTGTTTCAAATGTTGCCTAGCGACGAAGATAGATTATCCATGCTCCTTGAAGCCGCGGCGGAAAAGGGGGCAAAAGAAGCTCTCCGTTCGATAGGACTTCATGACGAAAACGCCTATGGCGATATGCACGAAATTCGCAATTTGCTTGAATCTTGGCGCGGGACAAAGCGCGCTATTCGCGTGACCGTTGCCAAGTTTGTTACTACCGCGGTTCTATCAGCGCTTCTCGCCATTTTCTGGATGGAGCACAAAGGGGGCTAAATGGCCGTATTCAGACTTGAAAGTTTCTCGGGGATCGCCCCCGCTAAATCAGCGCGACTACTTGGCGAAACCCTTGGCCAGAAAGCCGAGAATGTGACTTTTACAACTGGACGCTTGTCACCTATCGAGCAAGATTTGTCAGTTGCCACACTATCGACCGGCGCGCGCCAATCTCTGTATTACTATGAGCGCATAGGCGTAGATGGCGGGTCTGTGTTTCAGTTTAACGAAGCAAATGTTTCCGTGGTTCAGTCACCGATTGCGCAAGACACTTATGAAAGAGCGTATTGGACTGGGCAAGACTATCCGCGCGTAGGCACATACACCAGTATGATAAGCGGTTCAGTATTCCCAGCGGCTTCTTATCGGCTAGGCGTACCGGCACCCACTGCCGCGCCAACATTGGCGAAAACTGGCACCGCGACTGACACGGAGGAAGCACAAGATTTTTCCTACGTGTACACGCTTGTCACGAGCTTTGGCGAAGAGGGCCCACCAAGCGCGGCCTCTGCTATTGTCGAGTGGACGTCTACAGAAACTATCTCTATATCCATGCCTAGCGTGAATAACCCTTCGGGGGCATACGACTTTAGTAACGGGCTTAAGCGTATCTATCGCGCCAATGTCGGCAGCACTGCGACTTACTTTCAGTTCGTTGCAGAAGTGCCTTACGCCAGTGTCAGTTACAGCGACAACAAAGCGTCAGAAACTTTAGGCGAAGTGCTGCCTTCTGAAACGTGGGTTGGCCCACCAGACGACAACACATCACTCTACCCCGACGGTCCCTTGCAGGGAATGCTTCCTATTGGCAACGGTGTATTTGCTGGTTTTGCCGGTGCGAGATTGTGCCTGTCGGAAGCATACCTGCCACACGCTTGGCCGGTTCAGTACCGGATGACTATTGAAGAGGAAATCGTTGGGCTCTCGGCAACTAACAATGGTTTAGTGGTAATGACCAAGGGCTACCCGTATTTCGTTACCGGTACTGAGCCCTCCGCGATGGTCGCTATACAAGTAGATGTTGCGCAGTCCTGCATTAACAAGAACTCAATAGTCGACATGGGTGAATACGTTCTTTACTCAGGGCCAGACGGGTTGGTTCAAGTGTCAAATACCTCAGGTGCTGTCGTCTCGGCCGAGTTTATAGAACCGAAACAGTGGGCGGCAGATTTTTACGGGTCCACTTATAAAGCCTTCCTTTACGAAGGGCTTTACGTGGCTTTTTGGGACGATGGGGTTAACCACGGCGGGTGGATATTTGACCCTCGGCAACCGCAGAATGCCTTCTCGACTTTCACTATGAGCGACTCGGTTCGCGGCGGATTCACCCGCAAGAAGACAGGCAAGCTCTATCTAATTATCGACAATGAGATTGTTGAGTTTCGAGGGGCAAGTGCCAAGCGAACGTCTTCTTGGAAAAGCCGTAAGTTTGTCAGCGCACCTATGAGCATGGGTTGTATAAAGGTGCACAGCGACCAGTACCCCATTGATGTCAAGGTGTGGGCAGACGGCGTTCTTGTTTCTGATTATCAACTGCAGGAGACGGCCGGTGTGTACACGCAAGTGACTACTGTCCCAGCTGGTATTAGTAACGGTAACCTCACCGCGCCTGTCATGCGGCTACCCTCTAACTATGGGTGTGAGTGGGAAGTAGAAGTAGCCTCAGTAAACCAAGTTAACGAGATAGTACTGGCCTCGACAGTTGCGGAGCTGAACGCATGAGGACGCCCAAAGAAACTAAGATACCTGGATTTCCAAAACTACCGCAGGATGCGAGTCCTGCGCTGCGCAGGTATTTAGAATCGGTAGTGGAAGCAGTGGAAGTTCGGCTGGGCAGAAGGGGAGACCCTCGAGACAGGGCTGTCACCGCGCGCGAGCTTATAGACAGCGGGCTGGCCGTTGAGGGCAAGCCGTTCGTGCTTGGGCAGAACCAAGCCACCCTGTTACCCGCGGGGGAAGATCTCGAAACCTCTCTCCCCACGGCACCAACTGGGTTCGAAGCGACGGGGGCTTATAGTGTTGTCATCCTTGATTGGGATCAAGCGTATCTTCAATATGCGCCGCATGCTTTTACGGAAGTGTGGCGCCATGATACCGACCAACTAGCGGACGCAATCCTTGTTGGTGTAGAGCATGGGAGTGTTTTTACAGACCAAGTCGGGTCAGATGCATCGTATTACTATTGGGTCAGGCACGTAAACACTCGTGACCAACGAGGGCCGTGGAACTCGAATTCCGGTACGTTTGCTGAAACGGCCGTCGACGTAGAATTCATGCTTGAGTTGTTAAATGGTGAGATTACAGAAAGTCAGTTATATAACACTCTCGCCTCTAGGATTAACTTAATTGATGGTAATGGTGCCGGTTCTGTCAACGTAAGAATAGGCCAAGAAATTGCGGCTGAAGTCATATCTCGCAACGCGGCTATATTAGTGGAAGTTAACGCACGTACAGCGGCTATCCAAGCAGAGGCAGCTGCTAGAACAGCCGCTATTAACACGCAGGCGGCTGCTAGTGCAGCGGATATACTTGCCGAGGCGGTGGACCGTGCTAATGGCGACACAGCTTTAGATACGCAGTTAACAACTCTGACTTCAGTGACTTTGCCAGGAAACTATGCGTCGATAGCAGCCTTGCAGCAAGAAGCTTCTACTCGCTCTACCGCAGACAGTGCAGAAGCAACAAGTAGAGAAACTCTTGCCACACAGATGCGTGGTAATTACAGCGGAACAGATGTTGCTCAGTTATCAGCGGGGCTCGTATTTAGCGAAAAAACTTCGCGGGTTACTGCTGACTCAGCCCTATCTAGCCGTTCAGATGTCTTAGAGGCCACTGTTAATAATCCAACTACTGGGTTAGTCGCTACAAGGGCAACTCTAACAAACGACTACTATACGCAGACCGATACTGACAGCGCGATAGCAAGCGCAGTCACAAGCCTAGTCTCTACTACTGATTTATCCACCGCGTTAAACGCTTATGTTACTAACGCTACGCTGACAACTAATTACTACACGCAGACCGATACTGACAGTGCGATAGCCAGCGCGATCACAAGCCTAGTCTCTACTACTGATTTATCCACCGCGTTAAACGCTTATGTTACTAACGCTACGCTAACAACTAATTATTACACGCAGACCGATACTGACACCGCAATAGCAAGCGCGATTACAAGCCTAGTGTCTACTACTGATTTATCCACCGCGTTAAACGCTTATGTTACTAACGCTACGCTGACAACTAATTATTACACGCAGACCGATACTGACACCGCAATAGCAAGTGCGGTTACAAGCCTAGTGTCTACTACTGATTTATCTACTGCGCTCGGCCCTTATGCAACTAATGCCACGCTGACAACTAACCATTACACGAAAACGGACGCAGACACCGCAATAGCAAGTGCGGTTACAAGCCTAGTGTCTACTACTGATTTATCTACTGCGCTCGGCCCTTATGCAACTAATGCCACGCTGACAACTAACCATTACACGAAAACGGACG